ATATTACAGCTGCTGGATCTCAAGAAGCTTTTGCTGCAGCAGCTGCGGGTGGATTAATAGGCGGTTCAGATATAAGATTGAAAGAAAATATAGAATTGATTGGAAAATCATCACTTGGAATAAATATATATGAATTTGATTATATAAATAAATTACATGGTGAAGGAAGATATAGAGGAGTTATGGCTCAAGAAGTACCAGAAGCTTCATTTTTACATGAAGATGGATATTTATGGGTAGATTATTCAAAAGTAGATGTTTTATTTGAAAAGGTTTATTAAAAAAACATTTGTTTCATAACATAAAAAGGTTATATATTATACCATATGTATATCGTAATTCCAATATTTTCTGATGGGTTTATCCATCAATTGCATGAAAAAAATAAACTATCATTGTTGTATGTGAAAGAACTTGGTGGCGTTGGTAAAATGCTTCAAATCAATCATATGGATACATTAGAGAAAGATTCTTATGATTTTCTAATCGATTCAACAATCATCACAACTGATGCTAAAAGGTTATTGACCATTCACCCATTCAAAAAAGTATATGATGTTAATATCTTGAATTGGTGGATTGATAATAAACCATTAGATGAATATGTTAAAAATAACGCTATCGATTTTATGAACAATAAGTATTATAAGATGAAGAATGTTAATTCAATCATCCCATCAATTAAACATTTAGAATGGTGTGATGATTTATCTAAAGATATTGAAAAGGTTTGGGGTAAAAAAGATACCATTGATTTTGAAAATTATGAGATATATAATAATGAGGTTGTTGTAGCATTCACATCAATAGAAAAACAAGGTATAAAAGTAACAGATAATGTATGTGATATATTTGATGGTAGGGTTAAGAAACACATATCAGATGGCAAGTTATATTCTAATTATAACTTAACTACATCAACTGGGAGGCCGAGTAATTCATTTGGATCGGTTAATTTCGCAGCTTTAACCAACGCACATCGTATGGCTTTTGTTCCCCAAAATCATTTATTAGTTGAATATGATTATGACGCATATCATTTAAGATTGATTGGTGATTTTATTGGATATAAATTCCCACAAGCATCTGTTCACGAATATTTATCAAGTTTCTATGGTTCGACATATGAGGAATCAAAACAAATAACATTTAAGTTGTTGTATGGTGGTATAAGTGAAGATATAGCTAATTCTATACCATTCTTCAGAAAAATTAAAGATTATATTGATATTAAATGGAAAGAATATAATGAACATAAATTTGTTTCAACAGATATTTATAGTAGGAAACTTACACAGAATAACCATCAAGATATGAATAGAAATAAACTATTTAATTACTTGATACAGGCATATGAAACTGAAAGAAATATTAAGACGATAATTGAACTTCAGAAATATTTATATGATAAACATTCAACATTAGTATTGTATGGTTATGATAGTTTCACATTAGATTTTAATAAAAAAGATGGAGTTGATTTATTGAAGGAAGTTAGAAAAATATTGGAACAAGATAAATATTTGACGAAGATTAAAGCCGGTGATAACTTTGGTTCAATGAACTCAATTACAGAGAGGTTATAAAATGAAATTAATTGATAAAATATTAGAAGATTTCTCAGCTCTAGATGAAGTTATTGCTACCGAAGTTGATAACTTCCAAAACCCAATTCATATCTTAAAACTTAAAGAAGTTATGTCATCGTATGGTATTCAAGATGAAGTGATAGAAGAACTTATTCAGACATTGACTGAAGATGATATTGTAAAAAATAAGAAAACTGGTAATACTTATGTTGTAAAAACACATAATAAAAAAACACAAGATTTGGTTAAAAAGAATGCTAGTCCTGAAGATGTTAAAAAAGAAAAAGATGATTCTGAAGTTGAAAAGGAAAAATCTACTGAAAAATCAAAAAGAAATATAAATTCGGAAAATCAAAAAGTAGTTGGTGATTTTGATAAAAGAATTAATAGCAATATTGAATTTCTAAGTGATGATAAAAAACAATTAGCAAAAGAAACTTCAGTAAAAATAAAAACTTTATATGATGAAGATTCAACAACTGAACAGAAAAAAGAAGCTGCTCAATGGATGGTTGATAATGCTGGATTTTCAGCTAATCAAATGCCAAAGTCAGGACAAAGAAAAGCTTATCTTAATAAGATAGGTGGTGATAGAAAAATACTTGGTAATGGAACGAAAAATACAGAAAATTTAGTTCAAAAAGTAGAATCGGTATTGGGTAAATTAAAAACATTTGATTCTAAAGCTGTTACGCAGGGATTTACGACAGCCGCTAAACCTGATTTAGGTGATGAAAATATTGTTAAACCTAAAGAGGGTAGTGATGACCCAGTTACTAAATATTTTTCAGAACATCCAATATTACAAAAAATAAGAGGTGGATTGCATGGTATATATGTTGTCAAAGATGAGGATAATAAACCTAAAATGCCAAGTAATGAACACTCAAAAGATTATTTAAGTCAAAGTTTTAAAAATCCAGCCCTTTCAAACACAATAAACTTTGCTAAAAAAGAAGCTACATCGGGTAATGTAGATGGGGGTGTCGCTACCTCATTAGAAAATCATCAAAAGAATTTAGATAACATATTAAAAAATTATGAAATACCAAGTGGGAAAGCTCGACAAGCTATTGCTGATAGTTACAATGAGTTAATGGTTGGTTTGCATAAAGCTGATCCTGATATCGCTAGTTCAATTATGAAACAGATTGCTGAAAATAATTTATATGAACAAGAGTTGGCTGCAGGTGAAGAAGTTTATTTACCATCGGCTGGTAACTTTCCTGCTGGTGATAAAATAAAAGGTGGAACTACTGAAAGGGTTGCTTTAGTTAGTTGTAAGTTTGGTAAAGCTGGTAGAATTTATGGTTGTCCAGCTAATTCAAAAACTATTTGTGAGTTACATCCAGATCCAAAAAAACAAAATAATCAAGGACAGTATCTTGGTGAAAAAGGACATACATTAGTTATTAATGATGAATTAATAAAGGGTAAAACAAAAGAAGAAACTAAAGAAAAAACTAAAACTTTTATTAAAGATTCATTAACTGAAGTAGATTTGGGTGATACATTTTCCGATGAAGAAATGGATGAAATAGCTACCATAACAGCTGACTATATGGAAGAAATTGATAATATTAAAAAGGAACTTAATAGTAAGGAGTTCCCAAATAAAGGAGCTTATTGGAAAGAGTTTAGTAAGAGAGTAGCTAAAATAGAAGATGGGTATAAAAAAAGAATGGGTAAAGTTGTTACCAAAGAACATGCAGCTGCTATGATAGGTGAAAATAATGCTGGTAATTTGGTTCAAAAAGGTGGTGTTAAAATTGAAGCACTTATGTCAACAATTGAAATTGCAAATAATATTAGAACAAATGAATCATTAAATGATTTAGAACACAATAAACAATATTATGATGAAAATGGTGATCCTAAATTTGTTACCAGTAAAGGAACTCAAAATCCAAACGATTATTCGATAACATTTAGAACTAAAAGAACTGCTGGTAGAACTGGTGGTGGTTGTCAATTATCATTTACAGGTGATGGAACACCTCCAAAAAATAATTTACAAGATGATGGTTCTTTAACAGATGCTCAAACTGGTGAAGAGAGAGAAGTATAATGAAAACCCAACTCTTAGCCACATTCACAACAAAAGAAACCCTCGAAGATACAATCGATAGGATAACAAATGCTTATACAATCGCATTTGATAAAATTTATGTATTGCAAAATGAAGATGAAAATGAAGAATTAATTTGCACCTACAATGTTGATATGGATAAAGGTGCAGATTTTAATGATGTAAAAAATACAATTTCATTACACAGAAAAAAACATTCAAATAGTTTATATACTATTAATGCTTTAAATGAAGTTATATCAAGTTTAAACAATGGTGTAGTCGATAGTAAATTTATAGTTCCCTGGGAAAACTTTAAGAACACATTGATGGTTACAAACGCAGAAGGTTTGAATAAAATCAATACAAGAATTTTTAAAATAATAAAAATAAGTTAGTCGTTTCAATAAATTAATATATACTTATATATACAATATAGGAGAAAATAGGTTATGTCAAAAACAGAAGAAACTCTACAAGTCGTAGAAGAAACAGAAGAATTATCACCCTTATATTATTTCTATTCAGTAGGATGTGGTTGGTGTAAAAAATCAGAACCAATCGTTGATGAATTAATCGATGAAGGATATGATATTCTTAAACTTGATTTATCTGACCCAGAAAATAAGAAAATCAATGAAGAACTTAAAAAAGAATTTAACACACAATGTGGAACGCCGTGGCTAATCAATGCTGATACGGGTCACCAAATTTGTGGATTTCGTGAAAAAGATATTATGTTGAAATGGGTGAATGGTGAAGATATTCCTCAACCACCTAAACCAAAAGGTCCACCACCACCACCACCACAAGACTTTGATAATGAAGGTCAGGTGAAAGAGTGGAAAGAAAAATATGAAGCTTGGAAAGAAGAAAACAAACATATGCCAAATCTTCCAGAAAGTAATCAAATGTTACAGCGATTACAACAACAGAAGAAAATGATGGAACAGAAACAGGCTCAACAAGCTCCACAGAATGGTGTAGATGATGTAAGATTGACAAATCTTGAAATTAAACTTGATGCACTAATTAAACATTTAGGGGTTAGGATAGACCCAGCCAAATTGGCTAAACCAAAACAACCAGTAATTCCACAAAAACAAAACTTTAAACCACCACCACCTTCAAACAAACCACCAAAGGTTAAAAAAGGTAAGAAGTAATGGCAAAGTTCAGACCTAAAGTAACAAAAGATAGACAGGCTACTGAACAAGAATTAAACTGTATTGACAAAACCGAAAAGATGTTAGGGGAAGAACAAAAACTTCCCCCAGCATCTCAAATGGTTAGAAATATCGCAGTTGACCATTGGAAAGGTTTGAAGGCTTGGTTAAAAGGTTCACAAGTTATATCAACACAAGACGAAGCTCAACGAAGGTGGGAAATATGTTTAAAATGTCCCAATCTTAAATACGATGAAACAAATCCAGACACAAATAAAAAAGATGGTAGATGTACTCATTGTGGGTGTTTTATGAATGTGAAAGTTCATTACGCTACAGCAGAATGTCCGATAAAAAAATGGGAAAAGGAATGTGGTCATGGGTGTGAATGTGGATGTGAGGAAAATTGTAAAAAATAAATAAAAAAGATCTTGTTTTATATATCAAAAAAGATATATATTATAGAAATAGGTTATATGGTTATACGATTTAACCATAAGCAATAAACGATAAACGATAAAACACAGTAGGAGAAAAACGCATGGATATAAGTGCAATCAAATCAAAGCTAACGCAGTTACAATCAACAACATCAAACAAAGATAACTTTTGGAAACCTGAACCAGGTACACAGATAGTTAGAATTGTTCCTTACAAACATAATAAAGATAATCCATTTATTGAATTATACTTTCATTATAATTTGGGTAACAATAAAACTTATATGTCACCTGTATCATTTGGTCGACCAGACCCAGTTGAAGAATTTTCAAATAAATTGAAAGCAACTGGTAATAAAGATGAATGGATTCAAGGAAAACGACTAGAACCTAAAATGAGAACTTTTGTTCCCGTTATTGTTCGTGGCCGTGAATCTGAAGGTGTTAAGTTTTGGGGATTTGGTAAAACAGTTTATCAAGAATTGTTAGGTGTTATCGCTGACCCTGATTATGGTGATATTACAGATCCAACAAGTGGTCGTGATATTGGTATTGAACGCCAAACACCAGCCGAAGCAGGAAATCAGTATGGTAAAACAACAGTTCGTGTTAAACCAAACCAAACTACAATCACAGACAATGATACTTTACTTCAAAGTATTTTCGACAATCAAGCTGATTTAACGGAGTTATATACTGAACCATCTTATGATGATTTAAAAGAAGCTCTTGCTAATTATTTAAATCCATCAGATGACACAACCGAAACATCAACAAGTACAACAGCAACACCAACAGCAACAACTACTGCTACTGCTACTGCTGCAAAAGCTACTTCTGATGTAGGTGATGCTTTTGATGATTTATTCAATAGCTAAATAATCAATTAAAATTGGTGGTTGTTAAAGATTGGGATAACGCCGCTCAACATTCGCTACCGGCTACAACCACTAATTTTATCATAGGAGAATTTTTATGTCAAACAAAGACGAATTGGCTAATGTTATAGCCAGTGAATTAAATAAACAATTCAAACATCAAAAAGTAGCTTACTTTCTCCGCGATGGTGATGGGAGTCCAACTGACATTACAGATTGGATTTCAACTGGTTCAACAATGTTAGATTTAGCAATAGCAAACAAACCAAGTGGTGGAGTTGCTGTTGGTAGAATAACAGAATTGAATGGTTTAGAAGGTAGTGGTAAATCACTTATTGGTTCACATCTATTAGCATCAACACAGAAAAAGGATGGTATAGCAGTTTACATTGATACTGAATCTGCTGTATCACCTGAATTTCTTGATGCTATTGGTGTAGATACTGAAAGTATGTTATATGTACATCTTGAAACGGTTGAAGAAATATTTGAAACAATAGAAACAATCATCACTAAAATTAGAGAATCAAATAACGACAAATTGGTTACAATACTCGTTGATAGTTTAGCAGCTGCATCTACAAAAGTAGAAATGGATGCTGACTATGACCAAGCTGGTTGGGCAACTCAAAAAGCAATCATCATATCAAAGGCAATGAGAAAAGTAACACAAATGGTGGCTCGTCAAAGAGTGGCTCTCATTTTTACAAATCAACTTCGTCAGAAACTTGGTGTTATGTTTGGAGATCCGTGGACTACAAGTGGTGGTAAAGCATTACCATTTCATGCATCAACTCGTGTTCGGTTTAAGAACGCTGGTCAGATAAAAGATAGTAGTAAAAAGAATACAATAGGAATTAAGATTAAAGCTCAAGTGGTTAAGAATCGTCTCGGACCACCAATGAGAACTGCTGAATTTCCATTATATTTTGATACTGGTATTGATGATACTGGTAGTTGGTTAACCACTATGAAAGAACATAAACTTTTAAAACAAGGTGGTGCTTGGTACACAATACAGCATGCCAATACAGAAACAGGTGAACTTATCAAAGAATACAAATTTCAATCAAAGGATTTTGAAAACTTATTGTTAGAAAATCCAGACTTTAAAGAATTTTGTTATCAACAGATATGTGATGCTTGTATCTTAAAGTATGATTCATCAGAACTTGGCATAGATGATGTAAGCGAAACTACCGACACAATAGATGAATTGTAAATTTCTTTTAGTTTTTTTCTTTTAGTTTTATATTTATATATGTAATGGGCAGAAAACGAAAATATAAAACAGACGAAGAGCGTAAAGAAGCTCAACGAAAATGGGCTCGTGAGTATTATTATCGGAATAAAGATAAGATAAACAAACGAACTATGGAGATATATTATGAAAGAAAAAACAAAGTTCAAAAGAAATTGCACTGAATGCGATGATATTATGTTATATTCTACGAAAGGTAATTATGTTAAAGCTGAAGTAAATAATTACTTATGTGGAAAATGTAAAAATAATATAGTATGGAAGAAAAAATGTAATGGGTGTAATAAGGAATTATTTTACAGTAGAAAAAGTAATTTAACTTATTCGATTAAAAATAATTCCTTATGTTCTAAATGTAGAAATTTGATTACATCCAGTTGTAGAATTGGAAAAACTCGTGAAGAAATATACGGTAAAGAAAAAACCCAGGAAATGAACAGAAAATTTAGAAAAACTCGTAAGGGTAAACCAATACATTCCGATGAACATAAAGAATATCTGAAACACAATTCTATATTTGCTACACTTGAAGGAAAAGAACGGTATAATAAGATATATAAGAAACGATTGGGAGGAATTGATTATGATGAATATATACAAAATCAGTCAGAACTCGTTAAATATAGAAATAAAGTTAGATATATTACAGAAAAACAACCAATAGAATTGTTAGAAAATTATGAAAAAAGAGGTGTAGCCGGTTACGTAGGTGCCTATCATTTAGACCACATTTATCCCATATCTAAGGGATTTGAAAACAATATATCACCGGAAATTATAGGTGACATATCTAATTTGCAATTTATTACTTGGGAAGAAAATTTGAAAAAACAAGACAAAATAATAAATGGATAAGAAAAAATTAAACGGAAAATTCATATCTTTTTTAGATCAAATAGATGATTCACATAAAAACGACAAACTAAACTTAAACGATAAAGTTTTAATTGTGGATGGGCTCAATACATTTATCCGATCATTTTCAGTTAACCCGGCAATCAATGATGATGGCGTGCACATCGGGGGGATTGCTGGGTTTCTGAAATCAATAAGATATACATTATCTATTATAAAACCAACTCGGTGTATTATTACTTTTGATGGGAAAGATGGTTCTAAACGAAGACAGAAAATCTATCCTGAATATAAAGCAAATAGACGCATCAAGAAACGGTTGAATAGAAATGTAGATTGGGGAACGGCTCCTGCTGATGAACAAGAATCAATGAAATTACAATTGGGTAGGTTGGTAGAATATCTTGAATATCTACCACTTACCCTTGTAAGTATTGATGGTTTAGAAGCTGATGATGTAATGGCTTATGTTTCAAAACAATTCCTATCTGATAGTAAAATAGTGTTAATGTCCACAGATAAAGATTTTCTACAATTAGTTGATGATAGAATAAGTGTGTGGAGTCCGACAAAGAAAATACTATATACACCCGATAAAGTTAAAGAAGAATATGGAATAGCATCAAAGAATTTATTAACATACAGAATACTTGATGGTGATAAATCTGATAACATAAGTGGAATAAAAGGTGCTGGGTTAAAAAGTATAATTAAATACATACCACCTATAACAGAAGATGAAGAATTTACAGCGAAAGATTTAATAGAATTTGCAAATAATTCAGATTCTAAAATAAAACTCTTGGAAAATATAAAAAATAGTGGTAACTTAGTGAAGTTGAATTACTTATTAATGCAGTTGGATAAGGTGGATATACCAAATCATACAAAACGAAAGATAGCTGATTCAATCAGAAGAGAAATCCCAAGTTTGGTTAAATTTAAGTTGCAGACAATGTTTATGAAAGATAAGTTGTATAGTAATATTACAGATTTTGGGAGTTGGATTACAGAATTTTTAAGATTAAATCATTTAAAGGGATTAGAAAGAAATGGAGAATAGGTTATCAACATTTGGGCATAATTTTCAAATAAAGTCAATATCATCATTAATGTCGGATGGAAACTTTCTGGCGCAAATTTATGATATACTCGATGAAAGTCATTACGATAACGATACATTGAAGTGGGTAATAAAACAATGTAAAGAATACTATGATGAATATAAAAAACCAATTACATTTGATGTATTTAAAGTTAAAACGGGTGAAGTTAAGAATGATATATTAAAAACATCAATAGTAGAAAATCTAAAAGAAGTGTTTCGGTATATGGAAGCGCCTGATTTAGAATTTGTTAAAGACCAAACATTAGATTTCTTTAAGAATCAAGCCCTAAAAAATGCTATCATAGAATCAGTCGATATATTAGAATCAAGTGGTGATTATGACGCAATCAAAACATTGGTAGATACAGCATTAACGGCTGGTATAGAAAGAAATATAGGTCACGAATATATCCACGATATAGATGCTCGATATTCTGAAACAACTCGGATGACGGTTGAAACAGGTTGGGATATTATCAATGAATTGACACAGGGCGGTTTAGGTAAAGGTGAATTGGGTGTAGTTGTTGCACCAGCCGGTATCGGTAAATCTTGGGTGTTATCACATTTAAGTGCTTCATCAATTAAAAGAGGCAAAACAGTTGTTCACTATACATTAGAATTGAATGAAGAATATACGGGATTAAGATATGATTCTATTTTAACTGGAATTGCTAATCAAAATTTAAAGTATCATAAAGAAGATGTAGAAAGAGCCGTTGGTAATATTGATGGTGAATTGGTTATCAAATATTTCCCAACTAAAACTGCTTCGGTAAACACAATATCAGCTCACTTAAAACGGATGGTGACACTTGGTAAAAAAGTTGATATGGTTATAGTTGATTATGCTGATATAATGAAAGATACAGGTAATGCTCGTGAAGTCAGACATGCGCTCGGTAATATCTATGAAGATTTAAGAGGACTTGCTGGTGAATTTGGTATTCCAATATGGACTGCGTCGCAAGCTAATCGATGCCACATTTTAACTGATAAAGTAGAAACTGAAAATGGTAAAATAGAAATTGGTAAAATAAAAGAAGGTGATGAAATTTTAACTCATCTTGGATATAAAAAAGTAACTAAAGTTTTTCCAG